GGGATCTGGTCAGCAACGAAATGATCGTCTTCTCGACTTCTGCAGATTTGCCGCTGAAGGTCATCTCAGAAACGAAATGCCCGATTGTGACTCTTGAGAACAATCTGCTGCCCAACAGCCCGTACCACATGGGCGACCTCGAACAGATCTACTCGCTCCAGATGGAACTCAACAAGTCCCGTTCCCAGATGATCACCCATCGTCGGCGCAACATCACGAAGTTCGTCATCCGTGAGGATGCTTGGAACGCTCAAGCGGAGGCGGCCCTCACCTCTGAGGTTATCGGTGAGGTGGCCAAGATCAAGTCCAGCGAACCGCTGGGATCAATCTTTGCCACCATCGCCCCGTCAGGGCTGTCAGCCGACGCCTACAACGTGTCCGATCTGATTGAACGGGATGTGAATGCCATCACTGGCGTGAACGAGTATCTGCGTGGCGTAGCCCCGCAGATACGCAAGACGGCCACAGAGGCATCAATCATCGAGGGGGCTTCGAATATCAAGGCTGCTCACAAGCTGGCTCGGGTTGAGACCTTCGTTCGGGATCTGGGAACCACAGTCCTCGCCGTCGGGGCCGACATGTTCCCGATCACCGCAGCCAACGAGGAGGAGCTGTTCATTACAGGCAAGGACGCTGAGGTGCTGAACAAGGCCGAGCAGGCCGATCGTGTCAAGGGCATTGCTGAGAGGGGTATCGGTGAAGTGGAACCCGCTCAGCTCTCAGACATCGTTTCCAAGGAAGTGCAGGGGTCGGACATCTACGGGGATGCCACGGTGAACGTCAGTGCGATGTTCGGTGGCGTCTACCAGGTCGAGGTCGTGCAGAACTCGACCGAGCTACGGAACCCCATCTTCAAGGAGCAGAAGTACCGCGAGATGGCTCAGCAGCTCACCGCTGCTGTGCCGCAGCTTATGGAGCTGGGCGTCACCATCAATCTCCAGAAGGCGTACGAGCTGTGGTTCGAAGCTGCAGGCATCCAAGACGTGGACGACATGTTCTCACCAGCTCAGAATCCAGCGGCAGGGTTCCCAGCGCAGGCCCAGCCCGGGCCTGTCGAGCAGCCAGGTGTCCTGCAGGGGCCAGGGCTTCCCAACCTGGATGCAATCGGCGCTCCGAGCGATCTGCTCACCGCTGAGAATACGGGTGCTCTGCCATCCGTTCCCAGTTGACATTCCCTCCTTCTGTAATGAGGAACCCAGATCGGGTTCCAAGGAGGTACAACATTGCCAGACGACTCAGCTCTGTCACTAGAGGATGCCTTCGCCCAGGCCGTTGAAGCGGAGGGGGGCCAGACAAGCTCCCCCGAAGTGAACGCAGACATGTCATCTGCGGGATCAGAAGCCCAGACGGACGGTGAACAAGCAGCCTCATCCGATCGGGATGAACAAGCGCCAGCCAGTGAACTCGACGATCTCCTCACCAACCTTGATGGTGGTGAGCAGTCCGCTGGTCTCGAACTCGGCTCTGCCGAGTGGTGGGACCAGCAGGTTGAGATTCTCGTCGATGGTGTCACCACCGACATCTCTTTGAAGGAGATGCGGGACGGCACAATGATGCGTGCCGACTACACGAGAAAGACTCAGGAACTCGCCCGAGAGCGACAACTGAACACGGAAGCTGCCACCTTCTACACCGAATTCCGAGAAGACCCTCTGGGGTTTTCGAAGTACCTGGCTGCGAAGGCGGAGATCATCCCCCAGGATGGGACGATCCCCGACAAAGGGCTGAAGCTCTTTACGGAAGCGGACGTGGAGGAACGTGTCCAGTCGCGTTTAGAAGAAGCTCTCGACAAGCACCCTGATGTGGTAGCAGCAAGGAAGAGTGACTCGGCCAATGCGGTCACCAGGGTCTTCGCCGACCTGGAGCAGAAGTACGGGAGTCGTCTCAGCGACGAGAACCGCAACCTCGTGCTCCAGCATGCGAAGAAGACTGGGACCACAGACGTTGAGGTCGCATTCGAATCGCTGCTACTCCGTGCCAGTCAGCAAGCTCAGATGAGGGCAGAGGCGGCCAAGACCTCGACCACCAAACAGGGAGGATCCCCGACTGGGGAGACACCCTTCGAGGAACGGATCGAGTCTGTCGAGGACGCTTTCAATTTCGCCCTCAGAACACTAGAGGCTCCTGTCGGCTCCTAGTGGTGGAATCTAAGACAGCGTGCGGGAGGTGAAACAACCTACATGCCGAACTCAACTTTTGGCACTGACGGTCTTCTGGCCACGACGCTGAAGGCGTACCGTACGACGCTTGCGGACAACATCTTCACGTCCAAGATCCTGCTTTGGATCTTGAACGCCGCTGGTTCTATCGAGAACCAGGACGGAGGCGACAAGATCGTTCAGCCACTCATGTACGCCCAGGCACCCAACAAGGGTTCTTATTCAGGATCCGACGTGTTCTCAACTGCGGACAATACGGGTATCTCGGCTGCTGAGTTCCCATGGCGACAGTACTACGGCCTGTTCTCGATCGAGGGGCTAGAGCGTGCGAAGAACCAGGGCAAACCTGCCCTGCTCAAGCTGCTCCAAACCCGTCTGATGCAACTGGAGATGACCATCTCCGAGCAGATGGAGACCATGCTGTGGGGCGACGGTTCTGGCAACGGTCAGAAGGACTTCTACGGACTTCAGACCATCGTTGATTCCTCCGACCCCTCTTGGGGGGATTTCGGAGGAATCGATCGAACTGCCTCGACTGGCGCATACTGGCGTGCGAAGGAGACCGCCCTCGGCGGCGCTCTGACGCTCGCAGCCATGTCCACGATGTACAACAACGTCTCGGAAGGGAATGACCACCCGTCGAACATCCTCACGGATCAAGACGAGTACGAAGCCTACGAGGCGCTCGTTGCGGCGAAGTTGCAGGTAGAAGACACCAAGATGGGAGATGCTGGTTTCCAGAATCTCATGTTCAAGGGTGCGCCAATCGCGTTCTCTGCGAACTGTCCAGACGGGGACGTCTACTTCCTCAACATGCAATACATCAAGCTGACGAAGCTCTCCAACGTGTGGTTCTCACCGTCGGAGTTGCAGCAGCCCACGAACCAGGATGTGTTCTACCAGCACTTGCTGTGCTACGGGAACCTGAATGCGACGAACTGCGCCCGTCAGGGGAAGATCACTGGAGCAACCTAAGACACAGGCTCGGCGGAGCCGATGGGCGACCTAGGGTCGTATTCCGCCACATACATCCCACGTTGGGGAACGTAGCAGCCTCCAAAGCTGTAAGACAGGGTTCGACTCCTTGGGGATGTGCGATGAGAGAAACAAGACGAGCGCATTCAGGCCACCCTGGCACCCGCCTTGCCGACGGCGGCAAGCGGGCTGCTGGCACTGGTGGGGACCGCACCCGGGCGGTCACCCCCGTACGGGAGTTCGCCCCGACCGTGTGCATGAATCTGACGAAGAAGGGGGAAAGCTGCAGCGCCCCGCTCAAGAGGGGTTTCAACTCCTGCGTCCACCACCCTGATGACGACAGCTCTTAGCGCTCTCCGCACCTTCGTTCGCAACCAGACTCTGGTCGAGAGCGACGATGTGTCGGATGCGAACCTCAACACGATGATCAATGGCGGCCTCAACGAACTGAGCCTCATGTTTGACTGGCCATTCCTGCAGGCAGAGGGCACGGTGACCACCGTGGCCGGCCAGATCAACTACTCCCTGCCATCCAACTTTCGCAAGATGTTCGTTGTCCGTGACGAGGATAGGCGGGCCACCCTGACCCGCCTCACCTTCCAGCAGGCACTGAACCGCTGGGGTGGAGATCCGCCGACAGGAGGGGACGCCTCCTGGTACTACCTGTGGAACGATGACATCTGCCTGGTTCCAATCCCGTCGGATGCGGAGTCGGCCGAGTACCGCCTGTACTACCAGAAGGGCATCACTGAGCTGGCATCGGATGCCGACATCCCCGAATTTGCATCCGAGTTCCACCTCATCTCGGCTCACTACGCCATCGCTCGAGTGTGGGAACATCAGGAGGATTTCCCGAAGTCGGATTCTGCGGACCAGAAGTTCATTGCTGCTGCTGAGAGGATGGCGCGGTACTACCACCAGCGAGCTGACCTCAGTCCGCTGATCTTCGGTGACGGGATCCGTCCCAGCATGTTCGCCAACAACAACATGCCGTTCCTTGACGACGCCACCTAATGGCTGTAAAGACGCCAATCGGGCGCATCCCCCTCCCAGGCTGGGCGCTGGGCCTCAACCGTGATGCCGACCCGTTTCTTCTCGAAGCAGAGGAGTCCCCTGATGCTCTCAATGTCGATTTTGGATATCGGGGGTCGGTCAAGAAGCGCAAAGGCTATGCCGCCTGGTCTGAAGATGCTGGTCTGGTCGACTCGCCACGGGCGATGCTCCGCTGGAAGACCGTCCTTGGAAATGAGCATCTCTTCTATGTCGCCGATGACGGCACGGTGCTGGGCGGAACTTCCGCCCCGCTGACCGACTCCACCCAGGATGTCGGTTCCTGGTCGCTGAACGAGGAGTACAGGGTGGGGATCGCCTCCCTGAACGACGTGGTCTATTTCACTGCTCTGGGCACGACCAGCATCCCCGCCTACGACGGTTCCTCCTGGTCGGCAATCACCGCCACAGCGTTTGACGGCACCTCTGCCAGGTTCCCGAAAGCGCAGCACCTCGTGCTGCACCATGACCGCATTTTCGCTGGCAACGTCAAAGCCTCAGGGGGCACCAGATACGCCTCCAGGGTCCATTGGTCGGACGCTCTTGACGCTGAGACCTGGACGGCATCCTCGTACATCGATTTTGATCCTGATGATGGGCAGCAGATCACAGCGATGCACCCCTTCGGGGAGCATCTGGTCATCTTCAAAGACCACCGCCTGCAACTCCTCACGGGCAAGTCAGAGGATTCGTTCGCCAGGTACAACCTGGACTCGGAGATTGGTACTACCAGCCCAGGCACAGTGGTGCCGTACTCCACAATGCTGTACTTCTTCGATCCATCCACGGGGGTTCATCGGTTCGACGGGGCGTCGATCCACCCGATCGATGCCCAGCTCAATCTCTACATCCTTGATGGCCAGAACCGTGACTACACCCACAAGAACTACGCCTATATCCATGAGGGGCGCTACTACTTGAACATCTGCTGGGGGTCCGATGCGTTCCCGTCCCGCACCTTCATCCTCAATCTGGAGACGGGGGCTTGGGGCGAGTACGACTACGGGGTGTACGCCTCGGCGGTGTTCGGCAACGCCCTGCTGGGTGGCGGCCCAAGGGACGCCTCGGGCATCTACACCTTGCAGTCGGGTCTCAACGATGACGCTGCAGCGATCGTCGCTTACTTCAAGACGGCCTGGATGAGTCCTGATGATTCGCCTTCGGCGAAGCATCGGCTGATGCGGCTCGATTCGATATGGAAGTCAATCGGGGACCACGACATCACGGTGAACATGTTCCGCGACTGGTCGAACTCGTCGGCCCTGTACACCCAGGAGATCGACACTGATCCTGGGGCTGCAGGCTGGGGGGTCGGGGAGTGGGGTTCGATGCTGTGGGGCGCTCCTAAGTCGGAGGTCTATTCGAAGACGACGGGTTGGGGAAATTCTCGTTGGCAGTCAGTGCAGTTCGAGGCTCGTTCGACAGCGGTAGCCGCCGACTGGCGGCTGAATGGCTTCACGATCATCTACAGCTCGCTGGGTCGTGTGAGGGGGGAGGCGTAGTTGACATTGTCGACTATGAGATGAAATGGCAACCCCTTCAGTAACGAACACGTTTGCAAACTCGACTACGGCCGACGCCACTGAGGTCAATGCCAACTTCGCTGACCTGGTGACATTCCTCACCAACAGCGTGGTGCATGTGGATGGTGCGAGGGCGATGACGGCTGCGCTGGTGCTGCATGCTTCGGGCATCACTTTCCCGTCTTTGACGATTGTGGATGCTTTGGATGAGGACACCTTGTCGTCGGATTCTGCGACTGCTGTAGCCACCCAGCAGTCGATTAAGGCGTATGTCGATGCGGCAGCAGCGGCCATCACCATAGGTTCAGACACTGACACCTCTACCCGAACCACCACTTCTGATGCCTATGTTGCGCTGACAGGGGCACCTGCAGTGACGATCACGACGGGCACTACGGCACTGGCAATGTGGAGCGCCGAGATGTCGAATGACACGGCAGGGTCTTCAACTCACCAGTGCCCTGCCGTTTCAAGTGCTACTACGGTGGCGGCGACTGATCAGTACGCCACCTGGTATGAATCTTCGGCGGCAAGTGATGCTACCCACCAGTTCCACGCACATCTCTTTGAGGGGCTGACGGGTGGATCGAATGTGTTCACAATCAATTCTCGCAGGGGAAACGCTGCTGGCACTTCTACATTAAAACGTCAGAACCTGTATGTGGTTCAGTGGTCCGCATAGTGTTGACATTCTCGCTTAAGAGGCGATATGACTCTCGGTAACAGTAACCAATCTCGCAGACGGGTAGTCGGTGGATCCCTCGACACTTCGGAGCTGACCCAGGATCAGGTTGGGGCGATGTTCTCGGACAACACTGAGACATTCATCGCTGCGACCTACCAGGATGGTGACGGGACGATCGACCTGGTCGTGCCTGTCCTCGACGAGGATAATTTGGTTTCGGATTCGGCCACTGATCTGGCCACCCAGCAGTCGATCAAAGCGTATGTGGACGGTCAGAATCATGGTGGCGGCACCACCGTGACAACAGGGACGGATACTGGCGGTGCCGACTCCACAGCGTCAGGGTCATACGCTGAATTGACCAACGCACCTTCGGTGTCTATTGCCACAGGCACCACTTGTCTAGTCCTCTGGGCGCAGCAGATGAGCAGCGACACCACAGGGGGAGAAACGCTTTCCTCCATCGACGTCTCGGGAGACACTACCGTCGCCCCCTCGGACGACTATCCGCTGTGGTACGAGTCGGGTGCGGCCAACGACGCCGCACGGATCACGGCATACCACTGGTTCACGGGGTTGACTGAGGGAACTAATGTGTTCACCATTCACACCCGAACGGGAGGTTCGGGTACCTCGACCCTCAACCGCCAGGAACTGACCGTCTTCAACTTCGCCTAATGGCTCAGCGCAAGTTCTACTTCCCGATCAAGATGGTCGCCTCCTCTCTCGAGAGACTCGTGACGGCCCTCTCCCGCAACAACATTGCACTCGAAGAGCATCTCAACACGTCGGTCATCTCGGCAGATCACATGGCGATGGACATCTACGACCCAGCACCTTCACGTTCCTCTGAGTCGAACATGCATGGTGGGATCCTGTCTCTCGACACAGGGTCAGCTCTCGATTCTGCGCCAACCGATATCACTGTGACTGTGGGGATTGGGAAGCTGATGATCGTCGTCAACGCAGGGTCGGACCTTGCGGGAACGATCACGGTGACGGGCACCACTGTGGACCGTGTCAGCGGTGTAGAAACGGGATCAGATACAGACGTGCTCACCATCGATGCGGTGACTACTGACGACTCCACCACTGATGCGAATGGGAATGTGGTGCATGTCTTTACGGACGCTTACTACACCACGAAGTGGTTCACTGGGACGGTCGTCCTATCCACCACAAACCTCACCCTCACCGATGTGGATACCTATCATGTGTCGTTCGAGCAGTGGAACGATCAGGCGAACTTCACAATCCGCACTTTCGATGTGAACCTGCTGGCCACCCATGTGGCAGCAGAGTTCGACGCCTACCTGTATGCGGTGACAGCCAAGGGGGATAAATGCACTGTGACCAACCTTGCGGGGTTGCATGTCGGAGCTGTCGGATCAACCGCTTTGGCAAACAGGTACTACAGGTTGAGACGGGGGAATCTCAATACTGTTCTGGAGGGGGCAACAGATGGCATGTGGGTCGATATCCACTATGCGAACACTCCTGCCTACATCGAGGACATGACTTGCAAGGTGTGGGCGACAATCCCGTAACTGTTGACATCCGCCCCCATTGGATGAGATGTCATTACTCCGACCCTCCAAAACCTATGTGAAGGTTCCGATGAAGTCTGCTGGAGGTGGTGGTGCCAGGACATTGTCTTCTGCCCAGCAGGCTACAGCTGCTCGCATGCAGGCCCAGGCCGACGACCTTGCCCGCAGGGCTGCTGCGGGGCCGATACTCCGACCCTCCAAAACCTATGTGAAGGTTCCGAAAACCGACCAATGGGGCTACCCCGCCTCATTGTCTTCTGCCCAGCAGGCTACAGCTGCTCGCATGCAGGCTCAGGCCGACGACATCAAGCGTCGGGAGGCTAATCGGGAGGCTAAGGAGCAGCGTCGCCGCCAGGCGGAGACTGCGCGTTTGCAGGGGCTTGCTGATTGGTATGCGTTGCAGGAGGCTAAGGAGCAGCGTCGCCGCCAGGCGGAGACTGCGCGTTTGCAGGGGCTTGCTGATTGGTATGCGTCGCAGCAGAAGAGTGCTGCTGCAGCTACGGGCGGGGGTGTGTCGACAGAAGTGACCGACGAGGAAGAATGGCGGGATCCGCCGCCATCGACGCCGCCGATCATTTTTGATGAACCAGAAAGATTTCCACCTTCCGTCGATGACGGCACCACAGGTGGTGACGCTGTAACTGGAGGTGGAACCACCACTGACGTTTCGGGTCCAGGCCAGTCCTTCCCAGGCACAGGGCCAACCGCCGAAGCGGATGCCTTCCGAGAGGCTCAAACCACCATCGAGGGACTCCAGAACACTGCCCAGCTCCGTGATCTGACCGCCCAGGAGCTACAGATGCTGATCGATGGGATCGCTGCAAGGTACGGCATGACAGGGGCCGAGCTGATGTTGCAAAGGAACCAGCTCGGGGACTACGCCCGTCAGCTGAGTACGCAGCTGGACCGCCAGCGGGAAGCTGCGCTCGGCCAGGCCCAGCGAGGCAGCCTCGAACGGGGTCTGCTCCGTTCAGGTATCCATGCAAAGAAGGTTGGGGGCATCGACACCCAGGTGGCCGAGCAGCGCAATCAGCTGACAGGCCAGCTCCAGACTGGTCTCACTCAACTCGATACGACGGCGGCTCGGTTGGAGGAGCAGAAGCAGTCGGAGATTGCTACGGCCCGTTCCCAGGCTGCAGCTGGCCTGATTCAGTTCGAGGGGGATCAGACCATTCAGGATCTGCTGGCGTTGCTGCCGCCGCCTGTGCGTGTGCCGTCGGGGCCGCTGATGCCAGCGTCCCCGTATTTGCAGAATCCGTTCATCCCGCAGGCACCTGGGTACGCCCAGTTCCAGGGCGGGCCAGGTTCGCCGTCCTACTTCGGTGGTAGCATCGGGGGTATCGGTTCGTGGATTCCCACACCTGGTGGGCAGACGGTTCAGGATGCTGACGACCAGGACGACTTCTTCGATACTGATCCGAATGAGGGTGGTCGTCAGAACCGAACGCAGGAGGAGCAGCTGGCTGCGGAGTATGCGGAACGGCAGCGCCAGCAACAGCAGGCGGCTTTGGCGGAGGCGGTCAAGCTTCTAGGTGGCGGCGGGATCCAGTAATGGGCGACCGCGATCGGCCACGTCGAGGGCAACAGCGCTCACGGCAGATGACCGTAGACGCCACAGATCCAACTCTCCTCCAGCGGACATCCGATGCGCTGGTGAGTGGTCTGAATGCTGTCAGGGCAGCTCAGGCACTGGAGCAGACCACGCAGCTCCCCCAGCTTTATGATCCCAATCTGGGTGGTGGCGTCGGTGGCGTCGGGGGTATGGGTACACGGTGGATGCCCACACCGCAACCGATCACTCCTGGTGTTTCCCCCTCGCAAGCAGGCCAAACGCAGGAGGACTGGCTGCGGAGTATGCGATCCGCCCAGGACAATTACAGCTTCCTCTATGGGGACCAGAGGCCCAGATTCGCCTCAGAGACTGACATAGGGGCAGCGTCTGGGCTCCAGTCAAGGTTTCAGGCACCTCAGCCCACCCAGCAGGGGATAGACTTCGTCAAGGACTACATCTTCTCTTGGATACCTGGCATGTCCCCCGAGCCGACAGGTCAATCATGGCGAGGCGGATCGGGGTACCCCCCGCCACCCACGCTGTCCAGCTTCGATTTCTGGATGGATGACCTCGACCAGCAGATAGCTGGTGTGGAGCAGCAGCGCCAGCAGGCGCTCGAACTCGAAGCGTATTACGCGACCGCTGCCTACGATGCCGAGCTTGCGATCCTCGAACGCAAGATCGGGGAAGTCCAGACGGCGCAGGCGAACAGTGCTGGTGTGTGGGCACAGTGGGAGCAAGGTGCCCAGGACGGCATCATCAAGACGGTTGAGGACACGCAGGCCGCCTACGCCACCTACGTCGATCTGCTCAACCAGGGCTACAGCGATTACGACGCCCTTGTAGAATCGAGATTCGGTGAGTACGAAGCTGAGGTCCGCAACCTGATCCAGGGGTACATGGACATCACCCAGAAGTCCTATCAGGATTTCCAAGACGACCTGCCAGGTATCTGGCAGCCAGCGATTGATGCTGTGCAGCGGGGCGACAGGCTCGCCCTGGGGGCCATCACGAAGAACGCACAGGACGCTCGGGATTCGATCGAGGGGCAGGTGGTGGCATCCACCGATCTGTTCCAGCAGGAAATGGATCGCATCCGTGCCGACAATCCTGCCCTGGCAGACGAGCTACTTGCCGACCTGAGGGAGGACGCCCAGTTCGCCCTCGACAGGGTCGGCACCGAAGAGGTCGGCCAGGCTCAGATTCAGATCATGGCTGGCAACGTCGCCCGAGCTGCAGCGCAGCACGGGCTGGCTTCGGCGATGAGACAGAATGAGCAGGAGCGGGTGTCCACGATCAACGATGCTGCGAGGCAGCGGCACACGCTGGTCACTGCTTCGAATGCTCAGCTGGATGCTATTCTGGAAGAGTCGGGTCTGAGTCGAGCCCAGACGATGGTTCAGGTGGATGCCGACGAGAAGGCCAGGCTCAACGATCTGGATCAGTTCCGCAGAGAGACGAGGGAGGAGTCTGCTCGTGCCGAAGAGGACATGGCGTTCGAGCTGAGTTCGTCGCTGCAGGATCTGATCGACAGGTATGTGGGGGTGCAGACAGCAGCTTCGACCACTGGGAACCGTCTGCAGCTGGAGCAGCTCCTGTCTGACAGTGGTGCTGCCGACTTCAACTCGGCTGATATCGCTACAGGGTTCATGGAGAACTGGCTGTCAGAGCAGGACATCACCCCCAACCAGCAGGCGATCGTGGCGGGGATCATCCTTGACGGGCTGGCCTCAGGCCAGTTCGACACCACAGAAGAGGTGGATGCGTATGCGGAAGCCCAGATGCTCATGGCCGAGATGACCGACAGTAAGGAAGTCGAGACATACGAAGCAGATAGAGGCATCAACTTCGATTCTGCCTACGCGCATAACGACTGGGCCTTCACTGGTGGGTTCGTCAGAAACGGGTTGCAGGCGTACTTGACGGGTGAGAAGAAATTCGCTGAAGATCAGGCAAACTCGAGTGATGACGATGCTCCTGCCTGGCAGTTCGGCGGGGGCACCGACCAGCAGACCAGCTTCGGATATCGTCCCTTCGAGGGAAGCTACAACATCATCTCGCAGTACGGTGCGCCTCGGGCCGATCCTGGCCTCGAAGGAATCCACCACGGGATCGATATCGACACCCCGATGAACACCCCGCTCTTTGCCGTCCAGGCAGGAGAGCTGACCACTTACAGGACGGATACTGGCGGCATCTCCGTCAGGGTTACCACCCCTGACGGATATGTGTTCAAGTACTTGCATCTGGCTGGGAGCATCAAGCCCCAGACGGTGCGGGCTGGCCAGCGCATCGCTGCCTCTGGAAACTCAGGGAAGCTCCATGGGGGAGGAGTCATGCCTCCCCACCTCCACTTCGAGGTTCTCCGCCCCGACGGCAGTGATGACACCAATCCAGCGAGGTACCTCTTAGGATGACGTTCCCTTCAGTAGATCGCGCTTTCGGTGACGGCCCCTTGGGCGACATTGCCCGTGGGTCACGTCGCCGTCGGGCAGCTGGCCGTGGCTTGAGCTTCAGCACCCCTCGGCCGCCAAGCGGGCCGTCCGACGATGCCATCGGCCCGGGTCTCACGGGCCTCCCGAACGACCTCAATTTCGGTCGCAACTTCACAGACGATCAACGAGCCAGGGACCAGTTCAACACCCAGATGAGGAAGTATGACGCTGCGCTCAACCAGCCAGGGCTGTCGGACGAATCCAGAGAGGTCATTCTGAAGATGAAAGAGGATGCTCTGCAGGAGAGCGACTCGCCAGGAACCGCCAGCGGGTTCCTCGGCGCTCTGGGCAACGTGCTGATGTTCCTCGACCGTGGACGCCAGACCGTCCAGCTCGGAATCGCCGACGTCTTCTTTGATAAGAACTCTCTTTTCGGGAAGGACGATCGCCCAGAGATCACCATGGCCGACTACGGATCTGCTCTCTCTGGGGACACTGCTGCACTCCTTGAACGCCTCGGCCCTGAGGTCGTTGGGGAGCACGGCGTGATCTCCACGTCGAGCCTCCTCGATCTGGCGGGTTGGAAACCTGGAGCTGGGTTGATCAACCGTGTCAGCCGTGGCCTGCTGTCGTTCGGTGGGGATGTGGCTACTGACCCGATCACTGCTTTGTCGTTCGGTGGAGCTGGTATGAATGCCACCACCAAGGCGAATGTGGCGAGGGGCGCTCTGGACGATGTTGCTTCTCATGTTGTGGAGAAGCAGGTGGCTCGGGAGTTCGGCACCACCGCCACCAAGGAGGTGTCCTCCTTGGCAGACGAGGCGATCGGTAAGAAGCTCACCATCCTCGCCGAGCGCAACTACGACGATGCCGTCGAAGAGGTGATGACAGACACGAAGCTGTTTGACAACATCGATGATCTTCTCGCAAGAAGCAAGATGCCCGACGATGAACATTTCTCGATCCAGGGCGCGATCATCGACAGTGAGGCTTTCTCTCGGGAGGTGTGGGAGGCCGCAACCCGAAAAGGGATCCACACCCCTGATGAGAAGATGTTCGGACGATTCGTTCCCGTCTCTGAGGCTCAGGGCAAAGAGCGGGTTGCCACCCTGTATGACCGTACGGCTGGCGACGCCTCCCTGCGGCGCTACCACACGATCGATGCTGATTTCGCTGCTCTCCGCACAGTGAAGCGCCCCGAGTTGCTCGGGAAGCGCTCAAGGGTTGGTACCAAAAAGATGCTGCCTGGCTACGCCGTCGGAGGTGTCCGTGTCGGATCGATCTTCGGTGGGCGAGGGTTCACCATTCCTGGCACTCGGGGACTTCTCCGCAAGACGATTACGGAGCCTCTCCTCCGCCCAGGGTGGGAGGCTGCGAAGCGTCTCGGTGGTCCGAAGTTCGCTGCCCGTGTGGCGAAGTGGGGTGTTGAGGGGAAGGGGTTGAGCAAGCTCGGCGGTGACCACTTGTTCAAGAAGGTGGTGAGGAATCAGGGCATCGCTGCGGCGATGATCGAGCGGGATACTGTCATCGCCATCGGCGAACCTTTCCGCCAGATCGACAACACCCTGATGGCCCATGTCGTCAACGTGTCTGAGGCGGTCAACGACTCAGTCACAGATATCACGATTCAGCAGGCCAACCGCCAGGTGACTGCCCTGGTCGAGACTGTGCAGGACAATTGGGATTTGGCGCATGTCCGTGCGCTGTTCGCCGACTCGCCTGTCGAGCTGACTGGCGACGACACGGTGCTGCGGGCGTTGATCGACTACGCAAAGGACAAGCGGGAGATCTATCACGATCTCTTCTCCCAGTACAAGAAGTACAACAGGCGGATTGAGGATCTGGGGATCAACTATGTGCCCCACATGCTGTCGGTCGATGGCGGTGAGGTCGCCGCCATTGTCATGGCAGGCAAACGCCCCCTGTCAGGAGAAGAGGATGTCCTGTTCGGGTTCTTGCAGGAGGTGCTGTCTGGCCGCAGGCCGAAGGGACGGTCCTCGGATGTGGGAGCTGCAGCTTTCGTGAAGGAGCGGACGGTCGGTCGCGGCCGTGTGGTGTCGGGGACGAATGCGATGTCGCTGGCACGGGACGCAGACGACACCAACGCAATGATGTTGCTCGGCACCGACCTCGTCGGCGAGGTCGAGTACGGGAACGTGGAGGCGATCAACCGTGTGATGCGGGAAGCTCTCGAAGTGATCCACGAGGAAAACCCTGGGCTGGGCCTGGGCAAGTACCTGGACGACCCCGAGTTCGGCCTGTTCGAATCTGACGCCTCGATCATCATCGACCGCTACATTTCCGACATGTCACGCTCCATCGAGCTGTTCGCCCTGGCCGATGCTTACGAGAAGGCAGGGGTGCTGTGGCACCGCAAGCCTGGGAACGGATTCAACATCGACATCAAAGACTATGTCGATGAGATCACAGGGTCGCTGTGGCACAAGAAGTACGCAGGGCGGCCGCTGGCCGACCTGGTGCAGCAGATCATCGCTGTCGGTGAGGGCAACCCAATGAAGGGGGCTGTCGAGGAGGTGACCCTGGGGGGCAGCACTGTCAAGCTCCCGAAGGCGATCACGGAGCATCCCGATTTCAAGCAGATCAAGGGACGTCTGACCAAGCAGTACAACGAGGCCAAGGCTCGCAAGGCGGAGTTCGCTCAGCAGCAGGTGGCGACGAAGGATCTGTTGATGAGGCAGTACGGCTTCTCAAGCCACCTGGCTGATGCTCTTGTCTTCGGCAAGATCGGCCAGGTCCGCATGGAGGCCAAGGAGCTGGTCGAGTTGAGTGACGAGATCATGGATGAGGTGTTGCATTTCGTCGACGAGTTCAAGGCCCGCCTCGGGAATGAGATCCCCGACTTCGAGGGCGGGATGAGAAGGATTGAAGCCCAGGTCGCTGAGCAGCGACGTGAGTTGGATGCCCGCCTGACCGAAACGATGATTGAGCTGGCCGACGGGATCAAGGCTGAGCGTGCCCGCATCGGCGGCCAGGAGCTGGGGCAGGGGATCTCTCGAGAGTTGACTGAGAAGGATGTGCGTGGCCTCGGTGAGCTTCTGGAAACAGCGAAGGGCGAGGACAATCTGAGGCGTATCACGAAGTTGGAGGGCACGATCGAGGAGATGTATCGGGCGGCCGACGGTGGCGGCCGTTCCTTCCAGACTGCTGATGGTGCCCTCACGAAGGAAGGTGTGGTGCTCCGCCTGAAGGAAGCTGAGCTTCGTATCCGTAAGGCGCTCGAAGGTAACAACATGGAGGCAGCTCTGGCTGAGAGGAAGGCCGTCTTCGACGAGGTCGACAAGTACTACGCCCAGCTGGATGCTCGGAGCCGCCTGGAGAACGCTGAGGCGCTTCTCGACCTCAGTGGGGAACGGGCTGCTGCGGCCGCAACAGATCCTGGCTTGGGGGTGGATGCGGCACCGCCGCAGACGCACCTGACTGTGCAGTGGGGTCCAGACGCTGAGGACGGCAGCCGCACAGGTTCGATCGTCATCGGTGGTCGCCCTGTGGAGATCCAGCAGAAGGGTGCCGCTGGTGGCTTCGAAGTCACGATCACCGACTTGAAGGGGAAGGATGTGATCGGCCCGTACACGGTGGATCAGGGGATCACCAGGGGGTACGGCCGTTCGGACTCTGCAACTCAGAATTTCATCTCTGGGGTCTTGATGGAAGAAGGGTGGGTCAACCGCATGGGCGAGGCTCTATCTCTGAAGATCCGTAATCGGATCACCAAGAAGCGCAAGCTGGTTCAGGATCTAAAGAGGCAGTATCGGGTCGCCACTCTGGATCTTCTCGCTAGTAAAGAGCAGCGTGCTCTCCTGTCTCAGATCAGCAAAGTCGAGCGCCAGATCTCGGATCTCCGATCTGGGGCACAGGCTGGTGCAGACCCAGAACTTCTTCTCACTCCTGAGATTTCGAGGGAGGTGAGGCGGTGGATCACCAGACTGCAGAAACCTCTCGACGCTGGAAAGATCGCAGACGAGTACACGCATGTCGCTAACAGGGCCATCGAGTTGATGAACAAGATCGTTCGGACCCAGGCCACCCCCGAAGGAGATGAACTAAGCACCGTGATGCGGCAGATGGTGGAGGAGATACTGAACGGCAGTGCGACGCTGACTGCAGGTAGGGCTGGGAATGTCGATCTATCCAAGTTCGCCTCGGAGGCTGCGTGGGAGGCAGGCATGCTGCGGAAACCTGAGCGCTGGCTGCGCCAGCTGGAGAACATCAACGGTGAGATCAATACCAAGATGAGGATTCGCAAGAGGTCTCCCGAGGGGTTCGTCCCTTCGGCGACGATGACCGACGAGGACCGTGTCGTCCTCGGCAGTCTCTACGAAGAGATCGACGGATTCGACACCCCTGCGTACCGAGCATTCGTGGAGCATCCCGCTATCCAGCGGCTGCAGAAGCCCACTCACCGTGACCTGGAAGAGGTCTCCATTGCTGGCCGCAGAACATTCGACGATGTGCTGGCAGACGCGGAAGGGGCTGGTCGTTTGCGGAACTTGGAGAAGTTCGCTGAGAGGAACGCCGCTATTGAAAAGGGGCTCCTTGAGGTGGGTGATCCTGATCTGGTGAACCCGTCCGATCTGTGGCGAGGGGTGGCCCGCCGCCAGCTCGCCATGATCGACCGTGTGGTCGCCGACCATGTGAACTTTGCTTTCAGCTCGAAGCACAGGGGAAGCCCCTCAGAGTTTCTGGCTGATCAGCTGAACCCGTTCGGGGTGTACGCAGCCCGATCGGCAGATGGCAAGCTCGATCCCCATCTGTTCATCGAAGGGCTGGACCCGAAGTCGTTGCAGTTCTACTCGGCGGAGCTGGGCCGCCTCGGGCTGATCGACCCCCGCCTGGAGGTTCGCAAGATCAAGCATCCCAGCGAGGGCTGGGTGCTGGGGCTGGTCGAATCTGATGCCCTGGAGGGACTGCCTGTGCCGACAACGATCCGCCGCCTGGCGGAGGTCCGTGATCGGCTGGCCTGGGAGTCCAGCCAGCTGCTCGATGCGGGGTCACCCGTTCGGGGAGCCTGGGGGGTAGACGGGATCGATGATCTGCTCAAGGCGGGAGATATTTCTGAAGAGACGCTGGAGGTCATGGGGCACATGGGCAGGGAAGGACTCATTGGTGATGTGTTCATGGACGGCCAGAAGCGCTACGGGTTCCTTCTGAATGGTGATGAGGTGATGGTCGCTGTGCGCCCTGTAAGCAAGAGAGGGGCTGCGACGATGGGTGATCTGGTGGCTGACATGATCCTCAGGGGTGCCCGCAGAATGTCAGCTGACATCGGTGATTCAACGCCAGGCGTTGAGGCTTTGAAGGCAGCAGGGTTTTATCGAGCCGCCAACAACAACTGGGTGCTGCGGGACGACGTCGCCCGCTGGGTCGACCGATTCCGCGAAGCCGACCTGAACGGTTCTTCGATGGACGGGCTGGTCCGACCAGCGGAAGTTTCTGATGAGATGGTGCAGCGAGTCAAGGATTACCACCTGCACAACAGGTACGTTCATTCTGAGCTGGGGGAGTCGCTGGATTTGCTGGCCGAGTTTAAGCGGATGGGCCGTGCGTACACGGAGGCGGCCAAGGATGCGAAGAAGATGCTCAAGGGTGATGTTGGGCGTGCAACACGGGTGGCTGATGAGGCCAGAAGCATCGTAGAGGCCCATGAGAGGCTCTCTGAGCGACTCTTGGAGTCCCTCAGCGCCTCTGGTACCCACCAGGCAGTCCGCAAGGGCAGAGGGTCGCTGATGAGGGCGCTCTGGAAGGAGGGCGAACTGACCGCCGATGCTGCCCTGCTCGAGAAGTTCCTCCCCGAATCCCAGTGGCTCCGACTGCGGAACATAGCCGAGTACCTCCAGGTTCTCGGCGAGCTGCCAGAAGCGAAATCATGGCGACAGGTCGGCAAGAACCAGGTGCGTGCCGCAGTGCGAGCGGCTAAGGACTTCCAGAACCAGTGGGCTGAGAATCTCGACCCTGACCGTGCCCTCTCCAATCTGACCGCTTGGGCTACCAGCGAGATCAGCATGCGGGCAGGCGTCACCTCGGGCCAGGCGAAGGTTCTGCGTCAGATCGTCGACGAGGTCATCAACCTGCAACGGTTCCTCACGGGACAGCATGATCCTCGCTTCATCGATATCAAGTCGGGATCTCGTCTCTTCAGTGATGAGGGCCAGCAGGAATTCGCTGCAGGGGTCGCCAAGCTCGACGAGCTGTGGCGACAGGTTGAGATCGGCGACATCAGCTCCCTGAAGGGCGAGGCTCGCAAGCAGGCCAAGGGTCTGTCTCGTGCCAAGAAGGACGCCGAACGGATGTTTGAACTGAACGAGGAGGGGTTCCCGAAGCGGAACATGACCACTGTCGATCTGAATCCTGGCCAGCCGTTCCGCATGTTCGAGGAGGTCAATCTGGGAACTGGGCCGTTGGAGAATGCGGGTGCTGCACCGTCTATCGTCGAGATGTTTGCCAACTATGTCGACACCACTCGTGGCATGTTCGACCCCCTCGCCCTGCGAGTGGTCGAGGAGACCACCAGCAAGCTGGTGAACTATTGGAAGGCGGCCAACACGATTCAGCGCCCCACCTTCCACCTTCGCAATGCGATGTCGATCGTGTGGAGCAACATGATCATCGGACTCAACCCACTCGACCCCGCTTACGCCCTGGTTGGGCGTAACGGGATCCTGTTCCGTCAGGCGCTGCGTCGCACGAATAGCGTGGAGGAGGCCATCAAGGTTCTCCCCGCCAGGGTACAGCCGTACTTCAAGGCGGCCCACGAAGTGGGCGGCGTCCTCGAAACCTTCGCTGTCAACGAACTGCACAACCTGGTTCGTGGGGTGAAGGGTGTCGGGGACAAGGGGGCATATGTGCGCCAGATGATGAATCCCTTCTCTCGAGGATTCATGCTGAACCGCATGGGGTCGCGGGCCATGGAGTCGATCGAGGACTTCGGGCGGATGGCCGCCTTCGTGAAGCACTACGACCCAAACAATCATGCCACGGCGCTGACTGCCAGGGACATGGCCGTCGGGGTCCACTTCGACTACTCCGACCTGACACTCCTTGAAGAGAAGATCCGAAACAAGGTGCCGTTCTATGTGTGGACGAAGCGGAACCTGGAGCTGCAGCTGCGGGTCGCTTACGAGCGCCCCGAGATGATCATGCGGTATCACAAGCTCCATCGGGCCGCCTCCGAGAACTTCGGAGGGTCGGATGATGAGACGGGCCGTGGCTGGGCAGGAGTCCCCGACTGGTGGGGACCGTTCGCTGCCAGCACCGACTACTACATGAACAAGGACACCCCGTACTGGGCACGCACCTTTTTCGATTTCGACCTCCCACCATCAGACCTGATCGACATCCCCCTGTTTGACAAGGAGGGATTCGGGTTTGCTTCGACAGCGAACTACTTCGGGTCGATGCTCGGGCCAGGTTGGGACATCCTCGGCCACACCCTAAACCCTGATGCGGTCCACGACACAGTGTCGCCGTACCCGCTGGGGCTCGCCCAGCAGGCCGCCGACTTCGCCTTCGGTTCCCTGTACGACGCCCAGACCTACCAGGACGGAGTGACCGAGAGCAACAGCTTCTTCACCGAGACGTTCAACACGATGTTCCCCTGGTGGAAGGGGATCGTGGAGCCTCTGATGGGACCAACAGATCCTGGCAGGGCACAACGTCTGGGTCTCACCCCAGCAAACGAAGGGGATCTCCTGGCAAGGCTCCGTGCTCTGGCTGTAGCTCAGGGGCCAGGACTCGGGTTCCGAGTCCAGACCCCAGCCGATCAGCGTGCCAACACGTTCCGCCAAGAAGAGGAACTCGCCAAGATCACAGGTGGCCTGGAAGCTGGAGGGGTGTGGGCCGACGCTGCCGATTTGCAGACAGTGAGGGCCGACGCTCTCCGTGAGCAGGTTCTCAGATCCCAGCAGGGGGGATTCGAACCCCCCTCCGTGACAGGCCCAAATGCGGATATTCGAGCTAGGATCAACGCTGCTCTCCAGGCTGAACAGGCCGAGCAACGGCGAGACATTGTCGAGAGGGGATTCCCTCAGGAGTAACTATGGCCAAACCAAACTACGCCTTCGGATTCAAGATGCCCAACATGGAGTGGCCCAGGAAGCTCCGTAGGAGGTACGACATCTTCCACGCCTGGCTGCGGCCACGCCACGGCGGCCTCGACCTCTACTCCTCGCCAGGGTCAGGCATCGGTGCTTCGGCTGATGGTGTGGTGCGATTCGCTGGCAAGGGTTCGAAGGATGCTGGCTGGCTGGTGGAGATTCTGCACTGGTCGCCGATGGGCTGGTACCTGACCAGGTACATGCACATGCAGTCCCGTCCCCTGGTGGTGACAGGCCAGCAGGTGGTGCAAGGGCAGCTCCTAGGTCGGGTTGGAAAAACAGGGAACGCGAACGCAGAGCATAACCACTTCGAAATTCGCTTCACCGACAACATGCAGGCCGACCAGTGGACGATGTACGGGTCGGGCTGGGGCAAGAGGTACGACCCTGCGAAGTTCGGGGTGATGGTCAAAGAGCCGCTGCCTGTGGTCTATGTGAAGATCGGCCCGCTGCTCAAGCCCGTGCTCCACCGTGTGAGCAACGAGCCTGCCACATTGGACGTGGAAGATCTGCAGGTGCTGCTGGTCAATCGTGGCCATCTGAAGTTCAAGGATGTCGATGGCCAGTTCGGCCCCCAGACCGAACGGGCCGTCAAGAATTATCAGGCTTCCATCGCCGTCGAGGCTGATGGGATTGTGGGGACGGACACATGGTTCGCTCTCCTCGGATAGGAAGGAAATGAAATGACCAGAGGCGTATACACGTCGGAGTTCTGGATATCGCTCGGAGCGACAGCGTCCGCACTCTTCATCGCTCTCGGCCTCGGAGGGGCCGACGAGCTGGTGAGGGCCGTCGCAGCTTTCGCTGCGGTGGTGGTGCCTGCCATCTACACGTTGGCACGGACCATCATCAAGAAGGTGGATGCCGAACTCTGATGGCTGATCCCGCGACCGTAGCTGCCGCGCAGGGGATGCTTCACTGTCGAGAATGCCCACAGGACGTTCGAGATATCAAGACGGCGCTGCTCGGCAATGGCCTCGGAGCATCACGGGGAATCATCGCCAGGCTGGCTGACGTTGAGGAGTCGATTGTCAAGAACCGCGACGAGTATCAGGATCTTCGGGAGGTTCTCGTTCGGATCAAGTGGACCGCACTGGGCGCAGGTATCGGTGCTGGTCTCAGTAGCGGCGGTCTCATGCTCGGGATACGGACCCTGCTCGGATGACCACTGCGGCTGCCATACTTCGATGACTGAATGATCCCCTCTTTCCTTGCCAGCATTGCGCTGGCTGTTTCACTTTCAATACCGTTCCAGGGTCACTGGAACGGCCCTCAGATTGAAACGTACCCCATAACTGAGTGTGGCCGCATCTGGGAAGAGATCGTGGATGCAGGCCAACGTTGGTACTTCAGCAACCCACAGGGATTCTTCGAACATTGCCCCGATCTCATCAGGTACTTCCACACCACGGAGGACAAGAAACATATCTTGTTGGTAGCACAATGCGAGAGCGGCTTTCTGACGTTCGCTAACGATGATCGTTGGGGCCATCTTCGGGGCGGCAGGCCAGAGGGGCTGCTTTCTTTTATGACGCACATAGATCATCCCGCTCGTCTGCGTCCAACACTTGCCCCGTACCTCGACATGCTCAACACCCATGACGCGGGTTACATGGCATCCGTGCTGGTCTACGAGACAGGACTCGGATCGGCCTACGGACGCAATTGGTGGCATTGGTGGAGCTGTGGGCATGTGTATGGAGGTGTCGCCACTGCCCTTGGGATATGGGCACCAGAGCAGTGGTACTGCCCCGAACCTAACTACTGGGACGGGGTTCCCCCTGGATCAGGAGAAGCTGCTCTTCGAGACTGTTGAAGCTCTCAGTTGCCCGCCATTGAAAGTTGGTGACCCCCTGGGCCAGGCCGAGCATATCGGCCTCCAGGTCGAGGATGCGATGGCTCATATTGATTCCCCACTCTCGAGTGAGCTTCACTCCGATCGTCTCAGGGTCGTTCTTTTCGGCCTCCATCGCTTCAAGGAATTCTTCGATAGTCTGTGGCTCTAGGTAGCCGTACCGATCCTTCTTCATGGCTTCCCCAGCGAGGCAGCATCTTTCTTGTCGGCTGGTGTCTCAGACACCAGACCCAGGCAGTGGCCTTCCCAGACGACAGTCGGATTCTCGGTGGGCAGAATCACGTTGGTCCCAGTCTCTTTAGACGCTGCCGCATCCCTGATGGGCTGCCTGCGGTAGTGGTACACCCACCCGTCGACAGTGCAGTAGATGGTGTTCGCCCCATGCATCCGCATCGAATGCTCCCTCACTACTGTTCTCCAATCAGCCAGTCCGAACAGAACCTCTCAAACCGATCCAAATCTTGTGTGCTGACATGGTCCCGCAACCACATGATCTGATTGTCGCTGAACCTCTGCTGGAATTTGAGACGGTTGATTTGCCTGAACAGGCTCATCAGCATACGGAATGGCAACGTCGCCACAGTCATCGGCAGCTTCCGCCGATCAGCAGCTGACACGATGATCCACCCCCCGCCAGGAGCCTTCTTCATGGCGGTGCGGATCCATTCCATGATCCGCCACCTGTCGTGCTTCTTCGCCTCGACGACCCAACCCTCCACGTTGATGAAGTCACCCTTGTCGTTGGCTCCGAGCGTGGTCCCTGCCCGGGCCACGTCGGGCCACACCCGCTTCAAATCGTAGAGCAGTTCGACTTCGAAGCCTGTGCCTTTCTGGCGCTCCCTACTCATGCTTCCATCTGTCGCTGCGGCTGGGCTGACGAGTCGGATAAAATGCGCTGGTCAGGGTACTCACCACTCATCCTCTCAATGGCCAGCTCGGCGAACGCATTGCCGATCGACACCTCCAGGTCGATCAGCTGATCCTTTATAGAATCAGCTCCACTTCGGCACCCCACATATGAGTAAACCACTTCGCCATCGCTTCGTGCCCCCTCCTCTCCTGATCTCCGATCAGCTTCGCTTTCGCCCTCAGATCCTGATCGTACGGACTCGGCCTCAGATTCTTCCTCAGGTCTTGGAGCTTCGAATAGCGCGAGTTGCACTCCCCACAGGATTTCCCCTTCTGGGTCCGAGTCTCTTCGATGAAATACGAATCGACCCCGAGAGTCTCTTCCCACCCCGACTCCTGCCACCACACTTCGTCGATCAGCATCGGACGGCCACATAGAGAGGTATCCGTCGGCTGCCCGAATGGCCGATTCGGTGGCGGAGCCAGCATGTGGCTCTTGCGGTACAGAGGCATCCTGTAGAAGACTCCATATTCGAGTGGTTGCGATATCGATTCTTCCAATGCTTGATGCGAGGGTCGCCAGCATCCCATCAAGTGAGTGAAATCTTGCGGCCAGCTCACGCCGACGCACCTACACGTCCTCGATCTGCCAACGCGGCTCCAGGGCCGAGATGCCGAACACGTTTGTCGTGTGCGCTTCCGAGATCAGGGTGTCACTTCGTGCGATGTACAGCGGCTGCACATTCGGTCGCACCGACAGGAAATTGTCGAGCGCAGACTGCTTGTTCGTCGCCTTGGTGGTCGACATCCTCATGTCTCCATCATTGGTGAAGATGATCATCCAGTCCTTCATGTTTCCTCCGTTTCTGCTGCCTTCGCAGCGTCTTGTTCAAACATCACCATGGCGTCGTAAAGGCCACGAAGCCTGATGTGGTCGAGGCCAGCGATGACACGCATCATGATGGTGTCGTAGGGCTGCTCAAGCATCCCTGCTTCTGAAAGGGGACGCAGAATCAGGTCGGCCAGGAACAGCAGAGAATCTTCGAAGGCCATGGTGATCCCGCCAAAGACCACGCTCGGATCGAGCGTGCCGTGGCCGGCCAGCCGCTGGAGCAGCATCGCATTGAAATCGTTGACATCGACAACCCCGCCCGGGTTGGCGATGTGGCCCTCAGCGAGAAGCTGCTCGATCGCTACTGAGGACGGTCGGGTGTCCTGGGCCCCAGCTCCGTCTGCAACCTGTTCAGCGCCCTCCTCATGTACACCCCCGCCCACCTGCGATCCTTCCATCCCATCTTTTCCGCTATCTGCTGATGTGTCCATCGTCCGTAAAACCTCATTTCCAATATCGCTCGGTACTTTACACCCATCGGGTCTTTTCTTGGGTGACAGCTCATGTTGTCGATCGCCTGACGGATCTCGTCTTCTGTTGCTCCGAGCTGCCGCAGCCCCCACAGTGGGCCTCGCTTATCGATGAGCCACCCGCTGCCTGTGATCGTCTCCTGCCGTGGCAGTGCGCCGAATAGTTTCGGCATCATCGGGCTTCTGCCCTGCAGAGATCGACGATCCAGTTCCACTGGATCGGGTAGTACTCATTGCCATCCGACGAGAAGACCGCAATACCAGCACTTCGTCCCCGAGCCACCAGGCGGCGGAGGTGAACCCATTGGATGAGCGCATACTCTTTCAGGCTTGAGTTCCACACGAACAAAGCGACCTCGTTGCCTGTCCCATTCCAGAACTTGAGTGCCTTCCATTTGTCGAGCTTCAATTTGAGGATTCCGTCTCGGCCCATGCCCATCACTTCGATCAGGTAGCCGCCGCTGTAGTAGTCGGGCATGTGTTTCAAGACGATGCTCATGTCCCCCATGTAGATGTTGGGGCGGTTCCATCCGAGTCTGATGAGGTTCCCGAACGGGGCCACCTCCTCGAAGACCTCTTCGGCTGTGTCGCCCATCGCTACGAAGCGGGCTGCCCATGGTTGATCTTTGAATGTCCCTGTCATGCATCGTCGTAGTCGAGGGGGCTGCAGATTTGGGTTGCTGTTGCTTCTGTTGCAGCTAGAGCGATCAGTGAAAGTTGAGTGTCATCTCCACAGTCTGGACCGCATGAGATGTTCTCCAGAGGTTCAGCAGGTAGATAGTCTGGAGGCAGTTCATCGAGAAACACTCTCACATTGCGAACTCGTGTCAGCTTCGCCCCGTAGTCTCGAGACTGAGTGGCGCGTTTCTTGAAGACATCTGGAAAGTCTCGGCGAATTGAATTCCAGTATCGTGCACTGGAGGCTTTGACGCATCCCAGGCAGTTGTTGTTGTTGTAGCCGAGTTCGTACATGATCGGCAGAGTGATGCCAGCGAGCTGAAGCATCTCAAGACAGTCGCTCTTAGTGATGCTGTTGTCAGCGAGTATCCAGTTGGTGCTCAGTCCAGGGTTCTGCTGCTCGAATCGTTCAATGCGGTGATGTTCATCTGCTGTGAAGCCGAAGATGTGAGTGTCATCATTGCGCTGATAGGCGAACCGTGGGATCTTCTTCATCTCAACAGTGCAGGGGGCACCATAGATGTTCGCCATATATCGTTTCGTGTTGAAGATGTCATCGATGCTGGCGAAGTGCTCTGATCTGATGATGCGGATCTCTTGATCAATCCAGTTCTGCACATCAGCGAAGAACCTTTGATTGTCTGGATGCTCATCACTCATCACATCGCAGTAAATGACTTCAACGTTCTGAAGCTGTTCTGTGGTGAGATGAGCGGCAACAGCGCTCGCTGCACCGCATGAGAACCACACAAGATTCCGTTCTGTGGTCATGCTGTGTTCTGAGTGTCGAAGAATGCTCGAGTGGGAATGCCGTTGGTGACACTATTGAGAATGCCCATACTGCATTCAGATGGCTCATCCCCGATCTCGGTGTGTGTCAGACGGTTGCTCAGCAGCAGCAGATTGTTCCGCGCTACCGAGATGCACATCATCGCCGATTCGTATTCTTCGAGTGTCATCTTCATGCGAATTCCTTCCAGGCTCGGCCAGTCGTCAGTCGGAATTTTCGGTTCCACAGCCAGGTCATCTGTTCCTCTTCTGTGTCTTGGATCAGCTGCTGCGCTTCGATAATAGGCAGCGGACCTACGTCAGCGTACTCGCCGTGACCAAGAATCTGGTCAAGCGTATCATCTAGGAACTCACCCATCTCCACTATTTGGTCAACAAGGAAATCATCCTCGTATTTCCCGAACACCTCATGCAGGCGTTCGAACACTCGTTTGTTCATCGCCGACCAGGTAGTCCGAAGCCTGGCTTCGAGTGCCTGGACGCCGACACGCTGGATGGTCTCCTTCTTCGGGCGGGCCTCCCTGGCCCCGCCATAGCGCCGCAGCACCGTATTGACATGAACACCTTGGAGGAGAGAGAGAAGGCCGTAGGCGTCGCCTGTGGCACCGCAGGAGAAACAGTAGAACCCCCTCTCATCCGAGTACACATGGAGAGAGGGGGAACTATCCGAATGGGAGGGGCAGTTGATCTTCCCAGATCGGGGCCACCGAAGCTCACAGATTTCGAGAGCTTCGAACATGGTGAGAGGCCGATCAGCCATTGATCCCCTCACGGTATCGGCGCATCTTGTCACGCTGCTGCATCGCCGCATTAATACCACGGTCAACACCGCCCCACACCCCGACCTCACGCTTCATGCCGAGACCGTCGGCGAAGGTGCGACATTCTTTGATGGTGGGACAGCGTTCACAGATGCCTATCGCCTCGGGGTCGGCGCGGCCGACCGTGGTGGTGGGGAAGAACAGGTGGGACATGTCGCGTCCCCCGTTGTTGCGGGGGTCGCAGGCTGCGTGTTTGGCCCATGGTCTTGGTTCGACGGTTGGGAACTCTGTTCGTTTCATTCGGTGTCTCCATGCCTCATGCGGTCACATCCAATATGCTCAGATCCTGCAGACGCAGCGTGTTCATCAGCTTACACCTGATCGGTGCCCGGGTCGTGCGACCCGTCACCCGATTCTTCAACACATTCATGTGGTAGACATGCTCCAAATTGCGGGCCTCCATCGACCCCAGCTCAGGATCCTCCCAAGGTTTCCAGATGCCGACCACCACGTCGGCCTCCGTGTACCCAGCACCACGAGACGACGACTGTGTCGGCGGCTTCCACACCTCCACCGTCATATTCATCTGATGCACAGCGAACACGGGCATCAGCTCACGCTTCGCCCACTGCTTCAACCCTCGGGCAATAGCCTCCGTACGCTGCCACCCCTCACCTGTCATGCCACCACCGAGCAGCTCGATGTAATCGACCAGCACAAAATCGGGACGCCTCCCGAACGTGCGGTCATACGCAGAAACGTACGCCGACATGTCCCCCAACCCCAGATCACCCTCATCGATGATGACCTGACGCTGCATAGCCACCGCCATTTCCTCCAACGCCTGCGGCAGGGTGTTGCCTGCCGTCATGCCCTGCACCGCATGGTGGTCGAGGTTTGCGTAGGTGGCGAACATTCTTGAGAGCGCCTGTCGGGCTGGCATTTCCAGACTGAAGAAGATGCAGCCCTTGTCCCTGTTGTTCACCATGATGTTGTGCATCACCAGGCTCTTGCCCGAGAAGGAACGGCCGAGCGTCAGGTGAACTTCACCTGGCGCTGGCCCTTCGGTGATGAGGTCGAGTGACGGGATCCCCCAGGGGATTCGCTGCAGTGGGTTCTCGGAGAATTTGCGGAGGTCGGCGACCAGGTCGGGCATGAGTGGCAGGCCGACATCTGGTTCCTCCCCGATCAACGTCGCCACCAGCCAGTAGACAGGATCAGGATGGTCACCAGGGCGACGAGGCTGAAGGTGATAGCGTCGCCGATGGTGATGGCGTCAGCGAACTCGACTGCGCTCATCGGTAATACCATCCGACGACGACCAAGAACAGGAACCCCAGGGCGATGGCCCCGAGCAGGGGCTGACCAACCAGCTCCCAGCAGCTCACCTGGTCACCTTTACTGTGTTGAGTGCCTCACGCACGCCACGGACGTACTCAGCATGCTGCCTGCCGTCCCTGCCTTTGCAGATCGGGCAGTGGGGAGAGGAACACCTGGTGCGCCTGAGTTGACGGAGGCTGCGTTTGCGGAGCGTGTCGTAGATGCGCTCCAGGTCGCCTCGGTCTCCTTGGGGGGAGTGGGTGACTGTTGCCATGAAATTCCTTTCTCTGTTCTCGTGGCTGTGGGGGGAGTTGAACCCCGAGTCCGATCATCTGCTACCTCGCAGACAGCCACCGACGCATCTGCCAGTCGTGGCCAGAGCAGGACTCGAACCCGCAGAAGGTGGAAAGGAGTTAACGCCCGACCTCACCTGAGCTGACCTTGCTGTTGGCAGAACCCGACTACCAACCCGCTGCACCCCACCTGTGCTGGTGAAGTCGACCTTAGTGTGCAGCTTCCCGACCGATCCCTATTCCCAGGCGATCCCGCTCGCATCCAGGGCAGCGGTCGTCTCGGCATTCAGATTTCCCTGCTGGTCCCGCAACCACAGCGGATCGTTGCCCTGCACCGAAGCGAAGTCCGCAGCACCAGGCTTGTACTGGCCGCTCACCTTGAACGGACGGTTGTCGTAGTGCTGTACGCCGTTGATCACGACGATCGGCTTCTCCGACTTCGCCACCAACGGCTTGGAGAACTGCTGGCCTCCGCCACCACCTCCACCACCGCCGCCGCTCGACGCCTGCGGCGCACCAGCAGGCCACACGGGTGACATCACCCCTGCCGCCTCAGTGAACTGCATTCCGAG